GATAATCTTGTTTACCCCAATTTCGACGGATCTCTTCATCATATTTGAGTAAAAGTATAGAGATCTTGAGTTTAGCAAGTGTATCTTCATCTTGAAGTTTCTTTGTTGTTGTTACATTATATATCTTCCCAAAAAGCCCTTGTAATACGAGTTCATGGGTTTGAGAACCGTCAAGTGTACCTGTTGTTCCCCAACGATATTCGGCTTCTTTGCATTTATCCATAATAGTGGTGAGAGACTTTGATTTAAAGCCATGACATTCGTCACCAATGACAGCACCGAATTGTTCAAACCATTTCGGTGGCAGTTTGTAAATTGACTGCCAGGTTGAAATGATAATTTCTTTATCGGTCTCTTTATCTCGTCCAGAATAAATCCTGTGGACGCAGTCTTCGACAGGCATTCCATAATCTGCGAAGTCGTTATACATTTGCTCAACCAGCGAAGTCGTTGGTACAATAACCAAGACTTTCCTGTTTGCCTTCCTAAGAGAAAGTAAATATCTTTGGACGAGTGTGTAGATGATAAGAGACTTGCCAGAGCCCGTTGGTGAAATAAGTACTGCTCTTTTTCTGTGGAGTCCTTCGCAAACTGCGTCAAATTGGTAGTCTCGTATTTCAATTGGTTTACCTCTTGATTGTAACTCTAGTCTATCAACAAATGCTTTAATTTCATTTGGATCAATATCTATTTGACTATCCGGTCGACCATAAAAATTATTATGTTCTACTTCAATAGTATATTTTCTAGGTTTGGAGAATTCAGCTAAGAATGGAAATAATCCAACAGGTAGTTCCATTTTATGAATATTAAATAGTCGGATCTTACCGTCCCAGACTTTATTTTTGTACGCCGGCATAAATTTATAGCCAGGCACAAAAAATGAAAAGAAATCAGTAAGCTCATTGGCAATACCATAATCGCAGGTAATTTCCATAAAAGAGTGGTTTTTATTTTTAACTTTAATGATTTCCATAACAATACTCTATTAAATTATATTCATAGATATATATGTTGGAAATAGGAGATAATATGATCCGTAGCGATAACGAATGGTCACGGTTAAAAAGAGTAATACTTGGTTCAGCCGAAAATTTTAATTTTCCAAAAAATGATCCAGAATACTCTACTTGGGATGAGGCACCTATTTGTCCTGCGTCTCCAATCGCCATACATGAAACTCAAGAAGCTTTAAATTTATTTCAAGCTGAATTAGAAAAATTAGGAGTAGAGGTTATTAGACCAAAGCCTATTGATTATGTAAAAGAAGACGGTTTTGGATGTTATTGCCCTAGAGATACCACATTAGTTATTGGCGATAAAGTAATTCTTACGCCTACTGTATGGCCAAATCGCCGAATTGAATGGAAAGCGATCCGCGCTGCTTTAGGAGACAATGTCACAACTGTTGATGATCCAGCGGCAGTATTTGATGCTGCCAATATAATTAGATGCGGAAAGGATATTTTATATCTAATAAGCTATTCTGGAAATGAAGCTGGAGCGGATTGGCTAGAAAATTATTTGGGACCAGAATATATTGTGCATCGACTAAATGCAGTATATCAGGGAATGCATCTAGATAGTACTATAGTTCCTCTTAGAGATGGTTTAGTCATGTTAAATTCAGAAAGAATTAAAGAATATCAGTTACCAGATTTTATGAAATCTTGGGATAAGATTTGGATAAAACAAGAAGACTTGATTCAACCGAAGGGTTGGGATCATATGACTAGTAATTGGATAGGAATGAATGTTTTAAGCTATGATGAAAATACTATATTCTGCGATTCTAATCAGACCATTCTAAGAAAAAAATTTGATAAATATGGAATAGAAACAATAGGCGTTAATTTGCCGCATGCAAAAATGTTTATGGGTGGTCACCACTGCGTAACATTAGATTTGCAAAGACTATAAATATATAAAAGGAGAAATTAATGACTTATGCCGTAACTAAAATATTTAGAATCAAACCCCAGTATGTGGATGAAATTCCCCACTCGACTATAGAAGAGTTCAAAGCACATGTATTACAACAGGGCGCTAATGGCGAAAGGGGTGAAGATTATTATATCGAACTGTTAAGAGCTGCCAATATCCCTGGTTGGAATGAAAAAGAGGCCGGCTTCATTGCAGCCAGAAGTAATAAAACTGAATCTTTTGATGATGTGACAAAAGAATACACTGTTACCAGAACTTGGGAAAGTTTTGATCAGTGGTATGAATATTCTAGTTGTGTAAACTACGCAAACCTACAGCAAAACCACGAGTACTTAAGTAAGTATTATTTTGCGGAACAGGTTTAACCCCCAGCTTCAAACATGCGCCACTTAATCATATTACCTATGGTTTGGTGGCGCCATTTTATATTATCTACAATTTCCTGTAGTGTCTCTACTAACACTTTTAATTGCTGAATTTCGTCTTCTGATTTCTGAATATCAGTATCAGCATCATAGTAGTAATCCATTTCCCCTTTAAGAACTTTAAGTCCTTTAAACGGATCAAATTCCCAGCCTTTAGCTTCAATTTCTTCTTTAGTCATTTTACCGTTATAGTAAAGCCACTTGTCTTTCAATAGAGTTTTTTGCGACATTTGTGCTCGACGAAGCATCATTTTAGCTTCAGCGTGCATGGGAAGGTATTTTGCATGAAGCATAGGTGTCTGCCTAGATGCCTCATCTAATGACGCATTATTGATAATACAGTCTTTTTCCCACATAGTAATAACTGGTTCAAGGTATTTCATAGTATACTCCTAATGCTTTTATAGCATTATATCAAATTAGTCAGTGATTGTAAATGTCGTATAAGCAAACGTGACTGGGAATGTGATGTACTGTACATTATCAACCGTAGATTGGAAGTTGATAGTTCCTACGTTGATCGGGAATGCTCCCTGATATACAATCTTATCTATCTGATTATTATGGCTACTCAAGACTGATAGCGTGATATCATACATCGGCAAATCTTCATCGGCGTCTCTAACTCCGCTTGCTAACTTGTTTTTCATAGTAGCGCCAGATTTGACCCAATTGAGCATTTCTTTGTATACATTCATATTCTCATCTACAATAGCATCTACAGTCAATTGACCATATTCAATTTTGTCTCCTGGAGTTAGTAAGTTTGTTCCACGGAATTGTACAATCGTAGGCGCTACTGATACATCTGGATGCTGGACTGATTGCGCAAAGAACTCTAAGTTCTTGAAACGCTTCCTTAAAATTACAAGTTTAAACCCATTAGGTTGTAAGAAGTTCTGGGATTCTAATGTAGATTCTGTGGTAGCCATAACTAATCCTCTGTTGCTTACGTGTATTTATATGAAAAAAATCTGAAAAAAATCTAAATTAGCTGTTTACATGGGTTTGGTTTATTCGTATAAAGAATACATCAAAAGGAGATACACAATGCAAATCACATTCGATACTCGCTACATCAAATCATACTCAACCATCAAGAACCTCAAAAAAGCAGTTGAAAAATTCGAAGAATGTCGCTATGTGGTGTCTGTAACAGAAGAAGGCCGTTTTTATCCAATCTTCATTGGAGAAGAAGCATTACAAGCTGGCGTCCACTTTCACAACTTCCCAGTAACTAACTAAGGAGATATACGCTATGATGCAGTTCAACGCTATTAACGAAATCATCGCAATCGCCACCAACTCGATCAAAGAGGTGCGCATTGAACGGTTTGTTGATACCATCAATTTTGATCGTAATCACTGGATGGTTTATACACCTGAAGGCCGCCTCTTGGATGACTTCACTTCTGCTGGTCCTTTCGTAGATTTCGAATCGGCTAAGCGTAACGCAGAAATGAACGTAGGCATGAAGATGAACTGGGAAGATTTTTAATGAATCGCACTATCCACTATGTAGGTATGGATCAGGCCACTTACGAACGTGCACGACGCGTTTGGGGTGGTCCTGCATACTACCACAGGTGGATGGACGACCGGGTTTGGACTGAGGTTGGTCCTGACGATGTGGTAGTCATTGATGATCCAACTTATAACAAATATGTTTGGGATGCAAGTGCAGTTCCTAGTCAATACACTGATTGAAATGGAGATATAAAATGGAAAAGATTGTTCGTGATGAAATGGTAGCAGTGGCAGTATCGTCTGGCTTCGGCGCTGGTTGGTCAACCTGGAATGATGTTGATCCTATGGATGCTCGGTTCAACCAGCTGTTTCTGGATGAAGAGTATAAAAAAGCCGCAGATCTCTGTGAGCAATTGGGTTTGGGTTACGCCAACGGTGCTTACGATGTTGTTATTCGTTGGGTGCCGGAAGGGACTAAGTTTCGCATTGACGAATACGATGGATCTGAAAGTTTGGTTACTGAAGATCTAGATCCTTGGAGGATCGCATAAAAAAAGGAGCACCGTCCTCCAGTGCTCCTTAAGTTGGGAGGGGTTGGTTCCCCTCCCTTTTTTATATGACTTACGCCAGGATATTATCCACGCGGAAGATTCTGTAGTACTGGTTAGTCTTAGCAGTTGCAAGACCATCAGCAGGAGTTGAACCAACGAATGGGTTAGAAGCCATGCCGTAGCGTGTCTTGAAACCAATTTTAGGCTGGAACGTGTCCTCAGAAACGGCGCGAACCATTGTAAGCGGTACATATGGGCAGTAGAACACACCGGCGTCATATGGGTTTGTGCCCTTATAACCAACGTTGATGTAGTCTGTAGCAGCATATGGGTCGATGTAGATCTTCATGCGACCGTTAAGTACACCAGCGAATGTGTTGCCTGTGTCGTCTACGTTAAGAGCAGTTGACATTGCAGGAGCATAGTCAAGCATACCTGAAGCTGCAAGTGCAGAAGCTACGTCTGAAGACACGATAGCAAAGTTACCTTTACCACGACGTGTTTCTTTTGCGATTACGTTCGCTTCACGCTCGAGCTGAAGAATAAGACCTTTGATCTTCTCTACGCTCCAACGACCATCAGCATCTGTTGAAAGGTCAAAGATACCGTTGATTGCTGTGTTTGCAGTAGAAGCACCAGTCTTAGCTTGGCTATTGATTGTGCGAATAACTTCACGGTTGATTTCCGCAAGGATCTCAGTTGAAAGGATGTTCGCAAGCTCTGTTTCAGCGTCAAGACCGTGAATCGCTTTAAGGTCTTGTGCAAGCTCAAGGCTGTACTCAGCTTTCAACGCGCGTGATTTCGCAGTCACGGTCGCTTTTTCGATGGTGAAACCCATTTCATTGAAAGACGAACCACCTGTTGAACCAAGTGCTTCAGCATCTGCAGTTGGCATA